TACTGGATCCCTCGCGCGAGCATCGGACTGATCCCGATCGTCATGGGTCGCTCCTCAGTTGGGCTTGGACGCGATCCCGACGGTCACGGTCCCGCTCGTGTACGCCGTCACCTCGGCGACCATCTCGGGGAAGATCGGAACCACGTCGCTGCCGGTGGTCGAGCGGGTGGCGACCGTCTCCCACCCCATGCTCGCGTGCACGCGACCCTTGAGGATGACGGTGGCCGTGCCGGTGATCGTCACCTGCCACAGACCTTCGGTGGACGGGGCGTAGACCATCTGGCACGTGTCGCCCGAGCCCGTGGCCGCCGCCGCGTTGAGAATGATGCCGGTTGCGACCGTGATGGTTGCCATCGGTGTTGCTCCTGAGAGAGTGAAATGGAAAAGCCGCCCGACCAACAAAGGCCGGGCGGCCGGTGTGGGGCTTAGACGTCGCCGCCGTTCATCCACGTGAGCTCGATCGTGCCCGAGATGGTCACGGTCGCGTCCGCGTCGATTTCCGTGTTGGTCGGAACGGCGATGTTGAGGTAGAGGTCCACGGCCGTCGCGGTGCCGTCCGCGCCGGCCAGTCCGCGGGCCGTCGCGGTGTGGGCGAGGATGCCGGTGTCAGCCGCCGCCGCCACGTTGATCGTGGTGGACGACGTGAACGTGTTGACCGACTCGCCGGAGCCGGGCATCGCGTTCATCATGGTCGTGGCGAGCGTCAGGGACGACGCCGCCGCCGTGCCGATGCCCCACGAGATCGTCGCGCCCGAGTTGAGCGTCGAGGCGATCGTGCTCGTGGTGGTCATCGTGATCGTCGCCACGCAGTCGAGGAACCGGATGTTCCCGAGCGGGAAGTCGTAGAGCTGCTGGCTGGCGTAGGCGAGCGAGTCCGTGATCGTCATCGCCATGTTGGTCATGGTGAAGATGGTCTTGCGGACGATCCCGGTTCCGCCGTACTCGTCGCAGGTGAGGCCGGCCTTGCTGACGACCGTGCCCACGTTGTCCGTGGTGGGCGTGCGGTCCTTGCCGATGCTGGGGGTGTTGATGATTGCCATTGGTGCTTGCTCCTTGGGTGTTGTTCAGGGGGTTCAGGTGATGACTTCGACGGAGCCCAGGCACCACGGGTGCATGACGCGGATGCCGAGCCGGATGTACGTCATCACCAGCCACGACAGCCGCTCCTCGAAGTACTTGACCGTGTGGTGCAGGCCGTCGAACTCGACCATGCCCACGCCGTACTCGCCTTCCATCCCGCGGAACATGGCGAGGGCGACCGGGAAGCCGTCCGCCGCCTGAGCGGTGAAGTTGACCTGGTACGCCGACGGCCCGGACGTGAAGTTCTCGTTGGGCATCGGGCCGTTGTTGCTGGAGAAGTTGGGGTGCCCGCGCACCGCGAACCGCTCCAGTTCCTGGATCCGGATGGCCTGCTGGTTGTTGACCTGGTTGAAGTCGTTGCTGAACACCTGGTTCGTGGTGTCGTAGGCCAGGACGTTGCGGAGCTCGGGCACGAAGAACAGGTTGCGGTTCTGCATCTCGGGCGCGATGTTGTCCACGTCGGCCGCCAGAGCGAGGCTCCGGAGGTCGGCACGGAAGTTCGCCGCACCCGTGTTGGAGGACGGGTACGCCGTCGCCAGCGTGGTCCCCGAGCGGGTGACGCGGTTGCCGCCGTTGTGGACGTTCATCCCGTTCTTGGTCACGGCGGTCGTCTGCCGAGCGCCGTAGGCCGCCTGGATGAGCACCCGCTTGTCCACGAGCCGGTCGATGCGGGACTTGTGGGCCGACGCGAGCCGGCCCAGGATGTCCACGTGGGAGTGCTGCATCTGGTCGCGGCCGACCCAGTGGTGGCACACGAGGAACTTGTCCGACTCGATCGTGCCCTCCTCGACGCCGTAGACCTGGCCGAGCAGGTCGGCGCCGGGGTCGTAGTTGTCGGGCTCGGACACGTCGGACATCATGAGGAACTGCCACGACTTGCCGCTGGCGGGCGACTTCTTGTAGATGTACTGGCCTTCGTCGTACAGGAAGATGCCGGAGCGGGGGGCGTTGACGAACGAGCCGCTGTACTGCTTGAGTGCGAGCGACGTTTCATCGGTCCCCGCCGCATTGGCGAGGAACTTGAGCGGAGTGACTGACATGGGATCACCTCTTGGGTGGGTTGGGGAAACAACGGCCTTGCGGCCACGGCTTCGGCCTTCCTCGTGTCCGTCGGAGGTGCCCGCGGGTAGGCGGGGCTCGTAGGGGAGTCAGCACAGGCGGATCACTCACGCTGGTCCCGAAGGAACGTGAGCGGTCAACCGGAAGCACTGCCGCCCGATCTCTCGGACGGCGGTGTGGGGGTGTGGTCAGACGGGTTCGGACACGGACTCGGGCTCGCGGGGCTTGGGGCCGGGCTTCTTCCGCTCGGGCTTGGGGACCTCCAGAGCGGCGAGTTTGGCCCGCAGTTCGGCGATCTCGGCGTCCTTGTCGGCGACGGCTTGGAACACCTGGTCCCGCGTGAACTTCTGGGCGGGCGTGAGCGGCTTCACCGCCGTCTTGGCCTTCTCCAGACCGTCCATCAGGGCCCCGTTCTCGTCGGATCCGAGCGCGTAGCCCTGGGCGTAGGTCTCCTTGGTCGCCTTGTCGATGATGTGGCAGTAGACGCCGGGCTTGCGGATGCCCTCGCTGTTGTCCACGACGGGCTTGCCGGTCGTCGGGTGCTCGGTGTACGTCGGGCTGACGTAGACGAACCGGAACGAACAGTCGAGGTCGCTGATGAGCTTGTTGATGTCGTCGTTGAGCTTCATGGGGTCTCAGTCCTTCACGCGCCGAGCGCGTTGATCTGTTCGAGGGACATCCGCGCGAGGACGGCGTGGGCCGACACGTCGCCGTTGTTGATCCGCTTCTGGAGGGCGGCGAACTCGGCCCGGTTGGTCGGGATGCCGCCGGGGGCGTTCGCCGAACCGTTCACGAGGGGCTTGGTCTTGCCCGCTCCGATCGCCTCCTGGTAGCGGGCGTGAATGTCGCGGATCATGGCGGGGTACATGCCGGGCTTGGCCTTCACCGTTTCGGCCCAGTCCTTGAGCTCGTCGGCCGAGAGGTTGGCCTTGGCCCACTCGCGGACGGCGTTGTGGGCCTCCTCGCTGCCCACGATGGCCGTGCCCTTGGCGTAGAACTCGGCCCGCTTGGACGCCCTCGCCTGCTCGTCGGCGTAGTGCCCCTTGGCGATGAGGTTGATCTTGGCGTCCGAGAGGTTCTTGTAGCTGGGGGTGGTCTGCCGGATCTTCGCGATCTGCTCGGGCGTCAGGGCCCCGTTGGCGAGGGCCTTGGCCGCGTCCTCGGGGGTGATCCCGGCCTTCTCCAGCACGGTCTCGGGCGGTTCGTCCTCGATGACGGTCTTGTCGTCGGCCTTGATGCCCAGGTCGGACGGGGCCGCGGCGGGCCGACGGGTGGCATGGAACACCTTTTCGTGTTCCTTGTACCGCCCCTCGGCCTCGGATCGGTCGCGGAAGTGCCCACCCTCGCCGTAGAGGGGCTTGTCGGCGGCGAGTTCTTCGAGACCGATCTGCTTTCGGATCTCGTTGACGCCCCGGAGTGCGGCGGCGTCGTCGGCGTACTTGCCGGCGAATCGGGTGTCGGGCGGAGAGACGGACGGGTTGGGCGGTGCGGGCGGGTTGACGACGGGATCGGGCATGAATCAGGCTCCAACGCCAGCGCCGGCAGCCGTCTCGACGACATTCCCGGCGGTCTTGGCGATCTGTTCGTTCGCGGCGATCTGTGCCTGAGCACGGATGGCCTGCTGCTGCTCGGCGGCGACCTGTTCGTTGGTCTTGACCAAGCCGGGCTCGTAGAAGTTGTTGGCCCGCTCCAGCATGCGGATGAGCACGCCCTCGTCGATGCGGGCCATCGCCTGCGGACCAAGGGCGGCGACGGTCTGGGCGAAGTTCACGACGCGGCCGATGGTCGCCTGACGCGCGAGGGCTGGGAGCCCCGTCAGCACGCGGTAGCGGACCATCCGCTCGGCCTCTTTCTTCATGGCGGGGATGAGACCGTCCCGCTTCATCTGCCACCGGACGCGGCGGAGGATGGGGAGAGTCTTGTGTTCGGAAATGGGAATGAACAGGCCGCCCAGGGCGCCCTGCACCTCCTCGGTGATCGTGTCGATCTGGCGGGCCGTCACCCGTTCCTTCTGGGGCTGCACGGCCGATTCGAGAAGGAACGCCTTTGCGAGGTCGCGTGAGAGAAGCTGGATGTACTGGCTCACGGCGGCGACGTCGGCGTGCTTGTTGGATTGGAGGAACGCGGCGTCCTGCACCGCACCGCCGTTGACGCGGCCGCGGATGACTTCACCGGACGGCCGAACGAGGTCCTCCTCGTCCATCGCGGACGCGGAGTCGAGCACGGGGACCATGCGGGCCATGTTGCCCACGGCCTCACGGAGTTTGGCGGTGAGGAAGTCAAGGGAGGCGAGGTCGCCGCCGTTCTGCTCCACGAGCCCGTGCCCGTAGTTCTCGCCGGTCACAAGCTGGAACGGGGTGGAGATGAGGCGGGACACGGCCTCTTCGCTCACGCGGATCTCGTACCCGTTCACTTCCTGCTTGATGACCCACCCGCCGGCGCTGTGCTGCCACTCGTGGTAGGTGTACAGGTCGAGCATCCGCTGACTGACGGGCCGCTGGCGGATCTCGGGGTCGAGCTTCGCCGCCACCCAGTCCTCTTGCGAGAGTTCCACCGGGTCGATCCGCTTCTTGACGATGTGGTACAGGACGCACCCGGCGTCGTCCCGCTTCGTGACGTAGCGGTCGCGGCGGTGCACCTCGATCTTGTAGTCGTCGGTGAGTTCCTCCAGCGTGTCGCCCGTCACGAGCATCTGCATGATCGAGTGGTGCTGGCCGATGCGGAACCCGACGCCCGGACGCGAGACGGTCAACAGGTCGGACGACTCGATGGTCGCCGCGATCTGGAGTTGCTGGAGCCACAGACGATCCGCCACGGCCTGCTTGAAGTCGGCCGGGATGTCCGAGTTGTACTGGAACTCGGGGGAGAGGTCGATCCCGAACCACGGCTGGTCGGGCGGGAAGAGCGCCATGAGGAGCTTCCCGGCCACGACGGACACGCCGCGGGAGCCGAGTGACTGGTTGTTCGTGAACAGGCGGGTTCCGACGGTGCGGTTCTCCTCGGGGAGAATCCAGGGCATCGTCAGGCGGGCGCATTCGCGGGCCCTGTTGAGCTCGTCGGTTCGCATCCCATCCTCGGAGGAGTAGAGAGAAGCGATCCGACCGATTTTGCTCATAGGGTAAGGTCAGGTGCTCCGGAGGTGCTCCCGGTGGGCGGGAGGGCGGGGTCGATGATGAGGTCGTTGCGGCCCTTGCGGCGGGCGTTGATGGCGTTGAGCGTCCTTGCCGTGGCGGAGGTGTCGGCCTCGGGCGGCGGCGGGAGCGGCGGTGCCATCGGCACGTCGGGCGTCTTGGGCGACCCGAACAAGTCTCCCATTGGTCATCCTTTCGAGGAACGTTTCTGGAGCTCGTCGCGGAGTGCGGCGATGACGGACTGCTGGCCGGCGGCGAACGACAGGCCCGGGGCGTCCTCGGGTCGAACCGCGTTCACCTGGACCTGCGGGGCGAACGTCGCCTCCAGGTGCGGGATCACGACCCGCAGCACGGGGTCGGGGATCTCTTTCAGGCCACGCTTGGCGGGAGCGGTTGGGTCGAACACAGCGGATACCCCTCGTTTCGGAGGTGATCGAACAGGTCGCCCGGGGTGAGGCACTCGGGCGTGGTCACGCCAGCGGCCGATAACACGGCCCGCACGACGGTCACGCAATCGGGGAAGCGGTAGAGGCCCCTAGAGGCCCACCGGAGGGCGTACTGCCACAGTGCCTTGCGGGTGTCGTCGCGGTGGTCGATGAGGTCTGGAAGCCGCTCCACGGGCACCTCAAAGGCCCACGAAAGGCCGGGTGCACGGGCGAACTCGGCCTTGTCGTAGAACGTGACGCCGTGGTTCCAGAGGGGGTGGAGGACGACATCCCCCACCTCGACCGCACAGTGAACGAACTCCGAACGCGACACCTTCTCCAGCCACCACGTCCGGTGCGGAAACTCCCGCGTTCGGCATATGAAGAGAGGTCGAACGAAATGTGCCAAGTTGGGGACCCCTTCATTTCTATAGCGGAGCGTGCGCCAATATGCCATAAACGGTATGTATCGTGTCAGTGGAAGGCATAAACGGCGTTGATGACGCCCTCGATGTCGAAGGTCCCGCGCGGCGGCGGTTCGCTGATCCGGGCCTCGGGGTAGATGGTCCGCCACTCGTCGTAGAACGCCCGGAGCCAGTCGGTGCGGTGGAGGTCCACGAACTGCGCGTGCACGAGGGCCTTGAACCCGCCGAGCCCGATGTTGCCCGAGTGGGCGCAGAACCCGTCGTGTACGAACTTCGAGTCGATGCCCCGGCTCCACGCCCCAACTGCCACTCGCTTCATGTGGGCTTGGTCGATCCCGTGCACGGTGTTGGGGGCTGCACCACGCTTCTGCCGGCCCGTCGCCACCGGACACGGGTTGTCGTGGAGCACGATCTTCATGGTGCCGTCCATCACCCTCAACTGCTTCACGCCCCACTTCCGGTACGACTGGAGCATCGGCAGGCCCGTCGGCGTCGTCAGCCGGTATGGGAGCCCCAGCCGGGCGAACTCGGCCGCACAGTCCCGCAGCCACGCCATTGCCGGGGCCGCACGCCCGCACAGGCCCTCGATCGCCCGTAGCACGATCCCCGTGAGGTACTGGGCCATCGGGAACAGGTGCTCGCCCGCCACGCCCTTCTTCTCCAGCACCCCGCGGACCTGCTCCCGAGCCCCCGCGAACGTCACCCCGTACACCGTGGTCATCGTCGGCTGCTTCACGATGTCCTTGTCCACGAGCGGGGCCAGGATCGCCGCGTATGGGTTCGTCTCTCCCCGGAGGATCTCCACCGTGCGGGCGGCGACGATTCCGTAGATCCCCGCGGGCTTGTCGCCGGGCGTCAGATTGACGATCGCGGCCAACTCCTCGTCACGGGTCATCATGGCGTAGTGCTGGAGCCCGTTGCACGAGCCGTCCAACTGCACCGGCAGTCGGGCCGCCCACTCGTCGTCGTGCATGGCGATGAGGCCCGCCAAGAACTGCCACGGCGAGTCGATCTGGGTCTCGTCGCCCCATTCGTCGATGTGGTCGAGGATCCCCGCCGTCGTCCCGATCCACCGGGCGACCGAGTGGTCCGCCGCCCAGTCCTGGGCCCACGCCGCCCGATCCGCGAAGCTCACCTTGTCGTACCCGGCACAGTTCGCGACGTGCACCTGGATCCAGAACGGGTCGGGCTCCACCGACCGCGAGAACGTCAACATCCCCCGGCACAGGTCCGTCCCCTGTGGGTTGAGGTGCTGGGGGATCGGGTAGGTCCGGCCCCGGAAGTCGTTGTTGTGGGGGTAGTAGAACGCTTCCCGGTCCTTGAACAACTCGGCCACGACCCCAAGCTGGGCGAAGTTCTCGCGGGCCGCCCGGTTCGCCACCCGCTGAACGTGCCACTCGAACGCCTCCCGTTTCCACTTCCTCGCGACGGCCTTGTCCGTGTCCGCCTCCGCCGGGCGCGGTGGCTTGAGCTCGTCGTGGGCGGGCGGGATCTCCAGCAACCCACCACCCTCCACGGCCAACCGCTTCACCACCTCGGCGACGGGGGTGTTGATCCGGTGGGCTGTGGACCCGAGCGCCGTCAGGGCCTCGTACTCGAAGGACAGGTCGGCGTCCTTGTACGCGGCCTGCTGCTCAGGCGTGCTCTTGGTCACGAACGGGGTGTGGATGGTGATGTACCCGCCCGGGACGCTCTTGTCGCGTCGGTACGGGGGCACCACCATCGGGAGGTACACCGGCCGTAGCCGCTGGCGGGCGGAGTGCCCCTCCTCGATGATCCGGAGGGTTTTCTCCCTGAGTCGGATCGTCCGCTGCTTGTGCCGGCCGTTGGACTCCACCTCGATCTTGAACGCAAGGATCTCGTCGGGCGACTTCTCTCCCTCCTCGTGGGGCAACAGGGCCACCTCGCGGGCGATGAGGTGCACGAGTCGGTCCCCCAACGCCGCACGGTGAACGAGGGTGTCGTTCGCCAACGCGCCCTTCTTGCGGGCGGTGCGGTTGATCTGCTTGGCGGCGTCGGTGCGGTCGAGAAGATTGTCGAGTTGGACCTGGGCACGGCGGGCGTCCTTGCGGTCCAGGTGCTCCGCGTCCTTCCGCATCTCACGCTTGAGGTACGCGAGGTTGGCCTCGGCCATGACTGCCGCCCCGATCGCGGAACAGGTGCTCGTGTACTTGAGTTTGTCGGCCTTGAGTGCCATGCCCAACAAGGCGTCCAGGGCGATGAGGGCCATCTGCTCGGCGGGGATGGCGACGATGAGCGGACCCCAGTAGACCACGCCGCGGGTGCTCTTGCCCGAGAGGAACACGCGACGGAGCTTCGTGATCTCCGCCGCGAGCCGGGGGAGCCACGCGACCATGAGTCGTTCCACCGGCTTCAACTGGGCCCCGCGACCACGCTTGACGGCTTCGCGGGCGAGACGGCGATACCGCACGACTCCGCTCTGAACCGACGTGGTTTCGAGGTTGATCTGCTCTTGGAGTTCGGTTCCGGCGAGAAGCGGTGCGGCGGCGATCTTCATGCGACTCGTTCCTCCTGCATCCTGCGGAGACATTCGAGAACGGCCTGCTTGGTGAACTTCACGTTCCGGCCGCACTTGAATCCTACCAACCAACCCTTCTCGCGGAGAGCGGCGAGGGCACGCTGCTTGTTGGCACCGCCGGGGTCCTCCTTGTTGTCACCGATGCGGAGGTAGAGGATGACGTCCATCGCGTCACAGAGGTCGGGGAGCGGCCGGCCGTCGGGCATGATGGG